ATATACTTTACTCCAAAAATCAACACCTAAAATCCCTAATGCGTATGAGGCACGAATAGTATTAAACCTTTATTGCAATAGGGATTGAAACGTTATCGTTTTATTGTTAGCATTAGATATGCTTATTGGAAAAGATTTGACAAAGGAAAATCCATTTACTATTAGCATACCTTATGCAAACAGTAAAAGGATATAAGCGTAAAGCCTGGCAATTGCCAAACTATTTATAAACATTGGGCAAAGATATTCGAGAGTATATCTCATCAACTCTATAATTATTGCAACCAATGAAAAGAGTATCCCAAGCATCGCCACCATCTGTACGAAATTCGGCAGGATCTTCAGGCGTGTCAGGTTTCTTTTCGCCTGACTTATCTTTCCCCCAACCATTAAGCCCAACGCTTGTACCTGTTTGCTCCATGCCCTGCAATAGTATCTCATTGTTTGGCTGGTTGAATAATGGGAATAGGTTACGACTGCCCTTCAATGCGTCATCAATCTCTTTGTGCTTTTCATTATGTTTCATTGGTTGTCCGATATATGTATCAGTAACGTACCAACCTCTATTAGTCAATACTCTTATTATTGTTTCAAAAAATGCTTCAGTTGAGTTCCCACTCTTTCCTTGAGTAAATGTAGAATCATAATAAAAGATAACTTCTTTGTTGGGCAATGGCTCGTAATAGTCAGCAAATTCATTGCATAGCTCTGTGAGCATTCGTGGGTGTTTAACAAAGAAAGATTTCAATGTTCGTAACTTATTCTTTTCGTAGTCAGGCTGCCCAACAATGCACCAATTGATATTAATATTGGTGTCAAATGCGATACATAAAGGTCTATCAACATTAATATCTGTATCTTGCGAACAATCATAAACATGTTCCGTTGCTGATTTCCAATCTATATCGCCGTAACCTGTTCTGAAAGAATTCAAATAACTATTATCATAAGATTGATAATAATGAATTTTATCATTTAATGCAGCATAAAATCCGCCTTCTGTGTTCTTCATACGCTGCGATAAAAGAGCAGTCATAAATATAAATTTAGGCAAATTTCTATACATATCTTCAATGTACCTTTCTCCTACTATTTCAAGATTATCAAGAATGTCAAAAACAACAAATAATGATAATTCTTTTCGATATAAATTCAATTCATTTGTTAGTGCTTTTATTTTATTTTGATACCAAACACTTTCACTCCCTAACGATTTGGCTTCATAAATAGAATAAATAATAGCTTCAATTAAACAAAGCAATTCTTTATCCATCTTAGATTCTTCCTCAAGCATCCATAAGCCACGCTTATTTGTAGGCATATCCGAAACCATCGTATATCCTGTATGCCAAGGGCAATCTTTAAAATATACTAATCCCGAATTTGCAGGAATAGTTTCATTTAATAATTTTTCACGATTCAATGTTTTTACCTCATCTGCAATCCAATAATCTAATGTTAAAGAATTTGAAGAAAAAGGAATATCTTGAGATATAATAGGATTTACTGACCCGTTATACCAATGAATATAATAATCCCAAGCAGACGCTGAACGTGGTTTTATATATGGGTCTTTAAATCCTGAACCTTTTGGTGCTTGCCGTCCAACATAATAATGCTCACGTTCATGATAGCCTAGTCTATCTAATGCATGTAAAGTTGCGGGCAAAGTTCTTGTAAGAACTTGTTTATAAGTTTGCCCAACAATTGCACCCGATGACCTCGGCATTGCTTGAATATTGCGTAATAAAGTTGGCATTATAATTCCTTCAGACTTACCAAATCTTCGAGATGCAATAACTGTCAAGTTGCGTGGTGCAATTTGCCAAACATATTGCTGTGCAGCATTCATGTAAAATTTCTTAGTCTTGCTCATCTTCTTTTATTATTTCAACGTCCAAAATTTTATTATCGATTCCGTATTTTTTACGCAATTTATCTTTCAATTCCTGCAAGTTTTTCATTGGTTTTATGCCTAAAACAGTTGGATCAGAAGTAATTTCAGGATAAAATGGGATTATATCTTCAAAAGGCGGTGCAATAACATCTTCTTTGTCGGTTAAATTATGTTTCCCTATAATATTTAAGAGAAAACCCATTGTATAAGCATCTCCCTTTCCTGCTGCAACTTGGTAAGCTAATTTAGCATTTTCAACAATAAAATACCTGGTCCAAGTTTTTTTCGCATCACCGTTCGGGTCTTTTTCACTTGCAATCATACGCTCGATAATTGAAATATCATTGCAAACCTGAGGGAAGGAAATAAATTGATACTTCTTTTGAACCAATCTATATAATTGAATATCCTGTATCATCAAATTATTCAATTTTTCTTCCATGATATACAGAAGTCGCTCTCTATAAATATTTTCCTTTTCATCTAAAACAATATTAGAATCCTTTGAAAAACTTTCAATTATCCTTTGGATTACTGCTTTTTTAGGCATTTGTTATTTCATTTAATTTTTGATTATTAATCAATTTTAAAGCTTCAATTTGAGCAACTGCACTGCCGAACTTTGCCATTTTTATAATTTCTTCTCTTATTTCACATTCTGAGATTAATTTACCTCTTTGATAAGATTTATATATTTCAGAATAGCAGTCTGTTACTTCACTTTTGAACGTTTCTATTGATATTTTTAATAAAATTGCAATTTCTTTATAAGAAAAAAATAAATTGGCATATTTTTCAATGTCTGCAAGCTGTTCGTCTGATAAATTCATTCTTTTTAATTATTGTTTTTTCATTAAATAGTTTTTCTATATTTTCTTTATAAATATGATAAATATCATGTTTTGTGCAAACAATACCCGATTCGTCGGAATAATTAACAGTTGCATTTGCAGATTGATTTACCATTATTTTATAATTATCATTTTCGATTATCATAATTTTAGAATGATTATTATTCAATGCAATTTTATTTATAACATTACTTGAAAAATATAATAAATCAACCTTATTCCTTTTTACTGAATAGTTTAATAATAAATCAATAGAGCTTATATAATCGGCTTCGATAGCTTTTTTAATTGTTCTGATAGTAATATCAGAAATTGAATAAGAAGTTAAAATAACTTTTGCTTTCCCTGTTATTGAAAGAATATAAAGAAGCAATTCATAACTGCTCCATTGCCCTTCTGTAAAATAGTGAGTGTAATCGGCTGTTAAATCACCAATTTTATTTTGAATTATTTTATATTTTTTAAAATCAAATAACTTCATCGAATTTATCTATTATTTGCCATAATGCAGCCTTTTCATCATCAAGTTTAACCAGCATTACTGCTAAATTTTGTAATTCATCACCTTCTTTTGTTAATTTCAATTTCGCATGCAATGTTTTCATTTCATTATTTATTCTTGATATATCAATAAAAGCCTTTTTCTTCAATAGAAAAAGGCTTTCATCGTTATTAAAATATTGTTTTTCCTTGTAAGAAAGTTCTGAGTAATTATAAATTAAGAACTTATTCGTTAAAGAATTAATTCTTAGGATATTATCCCCTTTATTTTCTTCTGTTTTAAGTTGGGATCTTCGATTATCTTTACCGATTCCGTTACTGGTTCCGTTATTGTTTCCGTCACTGGTTCCGTTATTGTTTCCGTTTCCTGTTCCGTTATTGTTTCCGTTTCCGAGGTTGTCGTTTCCGGATCTGAGGTTGTTTCTACTTTCGTTTCTGCTTCCAATATCGAAACAATCTCTTCCTTTTTTTTTTCAAATTGAGAAAGATAATTCAATCGATTTTCCAACATTTTAAATTCTAAAGAACCGATTTTTGAATCTTTTTTTTGTTCAAAAAAATTCAACCATTTTTTTGAATCCTCAAATGGATTTAATCGGAAATTATTTTTATATAACTCCAATCCTTCTTCAAAGGTTCTATCAGGGTTTTTAATAAAATTTTTCATAATAATAAATTTAAAAATAAGTAAGCACCTTTTCAGTCAGTGCTTACTTTTTCAGAATAAAAAATAAAAGAAAGTATAAATCTAAAATCGCCAAAAGTTAGCTGAAGAATCCGTCAGTGATGACGTAAGTAGTTGCACCTGTTTTTGTTACTTCAAACCATTCGCCTGCTGCATTCAATAAAGCTGTTCCCGAGAAAGCTCCTGTAAATGCTACGCTTTGAGCAGAAGAAGAATCAAATTCAACTCTTGCAACGTCGCCATTTACCATATTATTAAAAGCAGATATAGTTTTAGCTCCTGTGTTTGCTCCAACAACAAATCGTTTACCCAAAGAATAATCAATAGTTGTGGCATCAATAGCCATTCTATAAGGTGCATATAAAACCGTAGTGTCAGTAACAATTGCTCCTGAATAAATCATTGGAGGTCTGCAACCTGCGGATTCAATCTCAAAAGTAATTCCTTTGGTATCTCCAAAAGCTTTACCAGAGTCTTCAGAACCGGATATTGTTGCAGGAATATCAACTGAGCCAACAACTCGCATTTGACCGCCTGCACTAAATTCTTTAATTATAACCACACAATCTCTGTCTTTCAAAATAGCTGACATTCCTAATGCCTCAGCTGTAGTTCGAGGATGAAAGGCTGTTGCCTTGTGTCTAAAAAATTTGCCATCAGTAGCTCCTTCAATAGCAGCAGTAAGCTGTCCCATTTCTTTTGTAGAATATAAAGTTGTCCAATATTTATTTGCTTTCAAAGTAAAATCCCCGACATAAGTAACCACAGATGCCGTTGTCGTAGGTGCTGCTATTGATGGGAATGACTCAATATCATTTATATCTATAATATAAACAATTGAAGCAACTCCAGCCATATTGCAACCGGAAGTTTTATTAAGATTTATAAAAGGAACGGACATCGCTGTAACGCCCGCCGTAGAAAAGAAAATTCCCCCTAAAGAAGTATCAATTATAATTCCTACAAATAACACTAAAAGCGTTATCAATATATTTTTTGAGGTAAAACCTAAAATATTTTTCATTTGATTAATTTTTTTAAAAATTTGAATAAAAAAAGAAAGAAAGCGGTCGGAACCGCAATCTTATAATTAAGCTGAGTAATCACCTGCCATTGAAGCTCCCACAGCTGTTCCATCATTAATAAGAAATTCCTTTTTATGAACAGAAGCAATACGAGTTCCAAAACCAGCCTGCAACCAAAATTGCATGATGTTTGGATCTTCATAAGGCGCACGAACTTGAATAAATTCCTTGTCGGTTGTTGTGTCCATCCCAAAATGAAAATTTCCCGGAACTGTCAAAATCATTCTGTCTCCTGTTCCAAACATGTGAGAAACAACAATAGTTACGTTTGCTTGAGCTTTTTCGTTTAAGTACAATTGAACTGCATTTAAGTCCCATTGTTTAGATTTCATCTTATTTTCCAAAGAATCAACCAAGTGCATATAAGTACTTTGCGTTAACATAAGTACACCTCTTTTTTTCAAAAAAGTATCAGCCGCTCTAACAAAATCCACAACTTGTTTAATTGCAATAGTGTCAGCATCATTTATCGGAGCAACAATTGCTCCTGTATTAAATCGATTTCCACTTGCAGCTGCAATTTCAACAGCAGTTATTAAAGCATCGATTTTTGTGTTAAAACCGTCAAAACAACCGAGCGGATTTCTAACAGCTATGTTATATTCTGAAAAAAACATTGCGTCAAGAATATCCTCGGCAGCAGTAATAACAACATTACTTGTAATTAAGTTCTTGAAAGGATGTTCTTTTGTCTGATTTTGAGCATCGCCTGCCATAGGTTTATTTAAAAGCTTTTTCCCTTGATAATTTTTGATAGAATCTTTCATTGAAATTACTGATTTTTTTGTTTCCAATGAACGCTCTTTAAATCTTAAAAAATCGGCTGAATAATCCAAATTTGCAGGGTCGTAAGGTTTCAAAAGTCCGCCTTTTCTTAGCATTTGAGTCATTACATCAATTCCTGCAACCTCCATGAGTTGAATTCCAACTTTCGCAAGTTCAGGAGCAAGAACAAAGTACGGAAGTGTTCTTAATTGGGGCTGGTAGGTTTTCGCTTCTTGCGAAATTCCTGCTATTGTTAATACATCTGGCATAAAATATAATTATTTTCTATTTAAAGCTTGAGTTAATTTTTCGAGTTGTTCTACAATTGAACCTGTTCCAAGGTCAATCATACAAGGATCTACATCGGTATTTCCGTCAGTTTCTTTAACTGCAACTGCGGTTGCTGCACCGGGAGTTTTTCTCAATATTGCTATTTCAGCTTTTAGCTCTGAATTTTCAGTTGCAAGATTAGCAGCAGCAGTTATTTGTGTTTCCAATTCCGATATTTTAGCTTCGGCAGCTTCCAAATCAGAAATTATTTTACCTGAAGCTTCCATTTGGGCTTCCGTTAATTGAACATTTGCCATTCCGTCTTTCAACGTAATTTCCAAAAGTCCCAAAAATGCTAGGAATTTTTTTATCATGATATTAATATTTAATGGTTTTTATTATTGGTTGGTGAAGTGCGTTTATTCTCTCAACTGCATAATTGAAGTCGCCAACTTCATCTATTAGTGAGCCTTTCAAGTCTTTTGCAAAAAACATTTTCCCTGTTAATTCTTCTTTCTTAACATTAGGTCTGTTGTTTTTAATAGTTTCGATAAATAGCTCAGCAATCGGATTTAAAATTTCTTTTTTAATAGCATCATAATTTCCTTCACGAGCGTCTTGAAATGTTTTGTTTTTTTCAGAACTTTGATCAGCATTTATATTGTGGAATTTCACTCCTTGAGCTTCCAATGCAGGTTGCATATCAGCAAAAGAAATCATAACACCAATTGAGCCTATTTGGTCATTCGGCAAACCTGCAATAATTTCATCGCAAGCTGAGCCTATCCACATTGCAGCTGATGCCATCATCCCATCAACAAATGCAACGATAGGTTTTTTGGTTTCTTTAACAATATTTGCAAGTTGTTCAGTTCCATCAACAGTTCCCCCCGGAGAATCAATTCTTAAAATAATTCCTTTAATGTTTGGATTTGCGTCAGCGTTTTGAACCCATGCACCTATTTTCTGCATTCCTGCAGCTCCGCACATTTCTGAATATTTTGTTAAAGCTCCAACAATTGGAATTATAGCAATATCTCCTTTTTGAGAATCTTCAATTTTACCTCTTACAACTCCCGAAGAAGTAACAGCGAATGGAAGAATTTCTTTTGCAGTAATTTCTTCATCAACATTTTTATTGAGAAGAGAAACAATAAATCCTGACATGCTTGAAGCAGTAATCGGGTCAATTGCCCAAACACCGCGTAAAATTGCTGAAGTCAAAAGGAAGTTCATGTAAACAGTATTTTGATTATACAATTTTACAATGAAAAAAAAGCGGTGGAAAGGACTGATTTTTAAATGAAAAAACCCGTTGGAAATAAATCCAACGGGCGAAACAAACAAATCAAAAAAAACAAAAAGTTAAGATAAAAAAGGTGCAGGATATGTCGATTGTCGCATAAATGAAATATCTCTTTTCGAGGAATAGTCTTGATTTTTAAAATCCTCAGAAAAAAAGCATGGATTATCGAGAGTTCCAATAATTTTAGAAAAAGGATTTGAGCAATTTGAAAATTGCATTTTAATAACTAAGGGTTTTTGAAAAAGAGATTTTAATTGCTGTTGGGTTTCAATTCCATCACCCGGATATGAAAGTTCAACTGACTGAGTAAACAAATCTCCTTCATCTACTGATTTGTGTTTTTGTGAAAAAACACCTGAGCCTTTTGAAAAATATAATTCAGACCAATCTTTGCCTGATGCAAAAGTTATCGAAGAAGTTCCATCGGGATTTTCGGTTATACTTTCAATATCGGAAAGCTCAGAAAAATAAATTTTCGATATTGCTAAAAAAAGTTTTTCGTTTTTTTGTATCATTTTGTTAAGTTATTAATAATCATCATTATGGGTAATTTAATTTTTAATTATTTATTGACAATAATAGACTTTAACTGGTTGTGTTTGTAAATGAGTATATTAGCTTGCATTTTTCAATATATCTTGTAAATTTTCGGTAAAATGATTCTAATTTCAAATCATCTTCTGAAATATTATGAATTTTAAAGAATTTTATAATTGCTTCTTTCCTTTGTTCACCTGAAAGTAATTTGTCTTTTGTGAAAATATAAAAAGCAAACATAATATCAGATTTAATTTGTTTTCTGAACTCTATTGCAGAGTTTCTAGCAATTTTATTATAAAAATCTACATTTTTTATTTGATTATATCTTAATTTTATTTTAACAGAATTTTCTTTAAATATTTTTTCATTTACAATATCATATCTATTTGATATTAAATTTATCAAAAGTCTATTATACTCATGTTTCCTTGAAAATTCAAGAGGTTCACATTTATTCTGCGAAATAGAAATTAAATATTTTTTTACCCACGGCTGAATATTTATTTTAATGCTAATTGGCGATGCCATAATATTTAGTATTTATTTCCACAAAAATATAACTAAATATTTGGGATATACAACATTAAACCAAAAAGATATTAAAAAGATAGTAACAATTTATTAATTTATATATTAAAAAGAACATTTAAAATATTAAATGTTCTTTTTGAAATTAATTAAAGGAAATTTATGTTCTGAAATTTGAAAAGTTTTAATTTTTTCAAAAGTAATATGATCATAAATAGTCCTTCTTGGCATGCCCATAATATTTGAATAATCCTTTATTGAGACCATTCCCAAAATCTCCGCACATTCGTGCATGATAACCAAAATATCCTCTTTGGGCAACTTATTTAAGTTTTCTAATTGTCTATCAGTTATCATAATGCACGTTTGTGTGGCGGTTATAAAATCGTTAGCGGTTACTGCAAATTTGATTAAATTGTTTAAAAAAACTTGTTGTTCGTTCTTTGAAAGCATCACAACTTAATTGGATAGAATAATTATGAACACAATCACGATTTCCAATTTCAAAAGAACTATTAAAAACAGATAACCATAAATCAAAACCTTGTATTTCCGGTTTGCCGGTTTTGTTAAAATGATTGATAACTATAAAATATTTTCTATCATCTTGTTTGTAAATATCTTGGTCAAGGTAAATAGATTGTTGAGCAAGTAATTGATAATTTTCAAAACTAATTTCGTGATAATACAAGTCAGCATTTTTGGAATAACAAAAACATTTATCAGTAGTTTTTTGAAACTTATTTTCTATCAAATTATTGATAAAATCCTGAATATCTTCTTTTGATTTCATATTATAAATTATTAAATATTAATTAATTGACGAATGATAAAAAACCGCTAACATATTATTGAGCGTTCAGTGCGGCTTTCTGAACTTTGATACTTTTGTGCCATTTATTGGCTTCGGTACGTTTCGATACTTTTGTGCTTTTTAGATACGAAAGCCGCACCGCCGCCAATAATTGTTCGTTAGGCTCAATTTAGAACCCGTCCTAATTTGATAATGAAAACAGGATAGTTTGGTGCACCCAAGTTGTACATTCCTACTCCTATTTCAATACTTTTGCATTCAACCCAAATAATAGGAGAGTTTTTACTGTAACCATTACGGAATTGAATGAAATCATAGTGAATTGGATAACGGTTTAAATCTCTTTTTACTTTTTCGATATTTTCAGGATTTAAAATATTAAAAGGTTTTTCATTCATCGAATACTTTATAAACTTTTTAACATAAAAAAGTTTAATTTCTCTGTACTCTTCGTCTTTTTCTCCCGATTTTATCATTTCGAACCAATCTTTTTTAATAGGAAGAATTAATCTTTGAGATTTTGAAATTGTTCTTTGTATCGCACCGTCATCGGTTTTTTCCCAAAAAGCTGTTATTTTGTCTAATGGACTTTTAAAAGTTACTTTTTTCATTTGTATTTGTATTAAACGATTAATAATAAGATTAATGAGCCTAACGTTAGCTTGAACGTCAGCGGGCTGATAATTTGTTGGAAATTGACTACGGCAAAAGTATGCCCGCCGTAGTCAAGCCCTGATGTTATAAGCAACCTGAAATTAGATTATCAAAATATAAAATTTCTAATTTCCATTTTTCGATAACGCCAATTAATGCAGATTGATTAGATTTACAAAAATTGATATTCCAATTAAGCCGACTAATCCAACTTTTAAAAATATCTATTTTCAAACTTTTTTGAATACTTGCTATTTGATAATTCCATACATCAAAAATCCAATTTCCGCCCGCTGGTCTTACTTCTACTTCTTCACCTGTTATGTAAACAGGATAACCAAAAAAACCTTTAATTTCAGTATCATAATAATCACATAACCAATATTGATTTTCGTAAAATATGATAGTTCCCTTTTTATCTTCCGCCATAACTAAATGATTTAAAAACGCTTATAACATATAACAGACCGATAATTTTTTGGGGTGCAATAACTAAGCATTTGGTTTATAATTAGAACTTTATTTTTTAAATTAAACATTTGACAGCCAAAAAACTACGGCTGTTATTGTTCGTTATAAACAATAAATCACGACAAATAAGGATATAATTTATAGAGATTTATTGAATTTGGATTAGCCCAAATTTTTAGAAAAATATTACTTGAAAGCAATGTATGTAAATTAGTTATATTCCTTACATACTCAAATTTTGATAGTTTTTTTCTACATAATTCTTTTGTGATTTTTTCAGTAGCTTTTAAGGTTTCAGGTAAAACAACTTCGTGATTAACCGGACTATTAAAGACAATATCAAATATTTGAGAATATGTATAATCAGTATTACCTGCGCCAGATGTAGCAATTCTGTAAATTTCATTGCCTTCGTTGTCTTTTTGGTCTAATATTTTCCACATTTTATCAATATCGGAATAATATTTTGCCTGTTTTTTATTCAGTAAAAAGTATTCAATATCTTCTAAAATGTTGTCAAAAAATACGTCTAATAATCTGAAAACGATAAAGTGTTTTTCGTTTTCATCAAGTCGATAAAACCTGAAATATCTTTCAAAAACAGTTGGTAATGAAAAACTTTTATTGTAAAAGCAAACTATTGATAGATATTCAGTTCTATTTTCAATGATTAAAGGCTTCATATCTTGCAACAAAGCATATTCTTTCATTTTTTCGATTAAATTTCCCATGATACGATTAAATAAAGTGTTTATAATATGCAATTTAGCGTTCAGTGGGCTTTCCTGAACTTGAAACATTGTACGTACTTAAAAACTTTGTACGTTATTGATCCTTAGTAGCTTTTTGCGACAGAAAGCCCACCGCCGCAAATTGCTATTCGTTATAAACAATACTATTCAACTTCAATAAGATTGAATTGATATAATTCGCTAATTTCATTAATAGTATCGTCATCTATTTCTCTTAATTTTTCTCTAAATTCTTCCAGTTCGTCTACGTCTATTTCAATTTCAACAATTTCATAAAACTGACGCATATAATCGTCTGTATATGTTGAAGTGTCGTATTCTTGCAATTCTTCATCTGTTAATTTAATTGCATCTTTCGGCTTTAACCCAAAACATTCTGCAATTTCATTAAAACTATCCGGTTCTAATTTTCTAATATCAGATAAATCGGCACTTACAGCAAAAGGGCAATTCCATGAGTAACATTTAAAAGCATCATCTTTATCGCCAAAAATACAACCATAACCGCCATTCAAATAAGTTCCACCGACAAAACATTTTCCACATTTGACATCGTTTAATGGAATTATTTTCTCTGATTTTTTAACTTTTATATTAATTTCTTTCATAACTAAATGATTAAAAAATGTTTATAAAAAATTAAAATCTTAAACTTAATTTTTCAGTTCTGCGTCGATTATAAATATCTTCTATTAATAATCTATATTGTGAAACATTATTGCAGTGTTGAAGCATAGTTGGAGCGTTTTTTAATTTTGTTAAAAATTCAGCAAATACAAACCCTTCAATTTTCAAACAACCAATCATTGCACGAATAAAAGTAGGTCTATTAAAACCTTTGTAGTAAGGTTTTATCATCATCAATTTGTCGGCAACTTCACACGATTTATCAAAATTCGGCATTTTAAAATCACCACGAGAGAAAGTATTAATTTTAACCTTTACACCTTCCAGTGTTTTTTCTGTATAACCAAAATTCATATATTCAGTTGCCATTATAATACTTGCAGAAATTCCAAAATCTTTAAACTTTCGCATGAAGTTTCTAAATTTAATATATTCAGGCATTTTCATATCACAATAAGCATCTAAATAATCTTCTTGTTTCCAATTTGCGGAATTTGTGTTTAAAATTTGAACTTCTTTTAATCCGTAGCCTTCAATAATTAGATAATAAATAGGCAATTGCAATTCCATTGCAGCTTTATATCTATGCTGCCCGTCGATAATCTGCAATTTTTCATTAACTAAAATTGGCGAAATAAGATAATTAACTTTCATACTTTCCTTTAAGCGTTTTATGTGCGCTTCATTGGGGGTTCTGTTTCCGTTCAAAAAATTGAACATTGCATAATTTGTTGTTTCTTGCACTTGTCTTGTTTTTAAAACAGTGGTGCTGATTTGATTTGTCATTTTACTTCGATTTTAAATTTAACACTATGATAATTAATAATTAACAATTGATAAAAATGCCACACACATCAGGTAGAGCGTTCAGCATGGCATCTCTATTTTGATACTTTTGTACTATTAAAGAACTTTGTACGTGGTTGATACATTTGTGTTATTTACAGGCAGTTGCCACGCCGCCGCCTACCTGTGTTCGTTAGGGCTTATTGATAAAATCTAAATACTCTTGTTCAGTTGCCGGAACAAATAGCTTCAAATCATAATGACTACCAAACATTGTTTCATTCGTATTTGCTTGCAAATATTCACGACCTTTCCAACTTATTAATTCCCATTCAGGTTTTACGACTTGCATTTCTGATTTTATATAAATTGGCATATCTGAAATGCTTCTACTATCCCACCAATTTAATTTTTTAAATAAATGTGGATATTTTTCAAATTCAAAATCTATCTCATTTTCTAAAAAAATAGTCCCTATTTTTGTTCTATTTAGTGGAAAATCCGCGATAATTTGAAAACGTGGGTTTAATAATTCTTCTATACTCATAATTTTAATGTAAAATGTGATAATTAAACGATTGAAAACAAAGCCCTAACATACAATATAACGGTCAGTCAGGGCATTAGCTTTGTTGATTCCCTTCTGTTAGTTTTAATTCAGATGCTTTCATCTTTTGTAAATTTTTTAAGTTTAATTATTTAATTATTTTGTAACCATTCTATACATTCATCAAAATCGAAAAACTCTTCTATCCAAGCATCTCCCGATGAATTATCGCATGCTATAAAATTATCTTCATCTTTGCACCAAAACAATCCTTTTGGCTTTCCTTCTTCGATAATCTCATAAATTTCTTCATTTGTTATTTCTTTAATTTCTGTCATTTTTTAAGTTTATTTTTTATAACTTTATTGTCAACTAAAATTAAATGAGAATTAGGATAACTAACCAATGCACTTGTATTATCAGGCGAATAATTATTTGCCACATAAATAGCAGCAATTAATCTCTCATCAATCGGAGTAGTATAAGTACTTGTGCCGTCATTATTTTTACGCGGTGGCATTTCGCTAACTATTTTAGCTGCTTGACAAATTTCAAGCAAGCTATATTCTAATTTTTTAGGAACTTTATTAAACATTCCTAAAACGGAATAACTTACATGTTCCCATATTAAATCATGTATTTCTATTGCTTTTTTCTCTTGCATTTTCTTGTAATTTTTTAAGTTTAAAAATTTAATTAATTTCTTCAAATTGACAAATGTCAATTTCTTCATCTTCAATTATATATTCAACATCAAAATCTGTAACCTTTACAATAGCATTTGATCGAATAAATTCTTTTCTTTCTTTTATAGACATGGCTTTAAATTTTTCAAATTCTGTATCGAAAAGTTCAAGTGAAACCTCTATTTCTCCTATATCACTTCTTTGAATATAAGGTAGAAATTCTAATCTGTATTTTTTCATTAATCTTTCCTCCTTTTAAATCCGGTTAAATCTGCTTTTCTTATTTTTGTAAAATCATGGTTAAATTCCAGTCCTTCTAATATTGGATATTGATAATTCATCAATTCTTCTATATAAATTGCTTGATCTTCTGTAAGCGTTTTTTCGCCTTTCGGAAACCAAGTATCTAAAGCTAATATGTTCGTTAACCAATCAAACATTTTATCAAGTTTTTCCTCTTCGTATTTCATATTTTTTAAATAAAAAAAATAATTTCAGAATACCCTTTTCACAGTTCCGCAGTTCCGCAGTTCCGCAGAAAAAGTTAAAAGTTCCGCACCGTTCCGCAAAATATATTGCGTTTCCGCAATAGAGTAAAATACATAAATACATAATAATCAAATAAATAAATAATAATAATAATATAAAATATAGCTTGCGGAACTGCGGAACTAGCGGAACGATTTTTTCCTAAAATATTTTTATTTTTTTTGTTCTTTTGCATATTCCGTAAATGCTTAAATATTAAATACATAATAAAATTTTAAAATTTGATGATTTTTGTAAAAATGGTTAAAAAGGCATTTCCTCGCTTTTTTTATCATATTGCGTTTCCGCAGGAAGCAAATCAATGTTTAAATCTTTGTAATTGAATGCCATACACGAAGTTCTCTTAGTTTCTTCAACTGATTTTTCTCTTAAATTGCTCTTTTCTTCAAACTTTCCAGTTATTGGGTCCTGCTCATTTGATGAATCATCAACAATTAATTTTGAAAACCAACGAAAAGTTATGTCATCAGCTTCGCCGTAATATGCGGAATGATTTTTAAGATAACTTCTCAAATTATTATATTTCAAAGCCTCTTGTTTTTGAACATCTTTATAATAATTAAAAATATCTTTTAATCTTATAAATAGAACTAGTCCATCGGTTGTAGCCGAAATAGTTTCCCCATTTACATTTTTAACTTTCAAAGAACTATCGCAACGTGTAACGATATATTCACGACCATAAACAAGTTTTTTCATATTTGTTAGATGTGACAGCACGTCAAAGAAATTTGAAACTCTATTTGTTGCCGTTACAAGTTCACTCATATTTATTATTTTCTTCAAAATAATATCTTTCAAAAATTTGTAATCGAACGGAAATTGAAGTTCAGGCGAAGCCTCCATAAAAGTTTTAGCAGTTGCCAAAAATTCAGAACCTGTGTTTAAAATACGAGTAACATAAGGCTTTTTATCCAATTCGGCTTTTAACTCAAGTTTTATTGATTTTTCGTTTTTTGCAAAATGAGAATCAAAAAATATTCGTTTAGATAAAATTTTGCATAAAACTTCTGAAAGTCCAGCATTTTCAAAAGTTTTCAATTTTTGAAATTTTGCATCTTCCTCTTCTGTAAAATTCTTTTTGGAGATAGTAACATGTAAAGATCTATTTAATAGAGCTTGGTCATCTCTTTCCGGCATTTCCTGCCCTAAAAGGCCTAAAGTTGTTAGAACTTGATATACTTTCCTTTCATTTATATTTGTTGCAGAAATTTTTTGTTTCCCGACTCCATCATACGCAGCTTTAGCTCCTTGAAATTTCGTATCAGTAACTTGAACATCATTATATTCTTCGCATACAAGAGGGAAATTTGATGCAAATTCTATAGCATTGAAAAATGCAGCATCCGAGCCTGATAGTAAATTGAATACAGGAAATTTATATGCAAACATATTCATTATGCTTTCTGCTACTTGACTTTTACCTGCATTGGTTTCTCCTGACATAAACAATAGCGGGCAATGCCCTAATTTTTGCATCAATATGTCCCGAAAGCATGTGATAATACAAAATATAAAAGCATAAATTCCAGAATTATCAATTTGATAAACTTCGTATATCAAATTTAAATATTCATTAAATTGAGCTTTTGAATATGATAAAATTGGAATTGGAGAATTTTTTCTATCAAATACAAAAAATTCTTTTGGATCGTCTTTTTTTTCTTCAACTTCATCTTTTTCTGTTTTTCTGTCGTTGAAAACAGAAAATACTTTACAATAAAAAACATTATCTCTAAATTTAGCAAATCCAAATTTATCAAAAGAGATTATTCTTTTTTCTGTATAATCAAATATCCCATCAGATGCCGAATAAAAGCCCATTTGGTTATGACCAAGAGAAGTTAGTTCTGTAATTTTCGGAACATTTCTTGAAGCCTCGGAAAGTATTTTTTCATAAGCCCACGAAGCTCTTTTTTGAAAAAAATAATCACCTATATTGTATATTGCATCAGAAAATTTTTCATAACCTCTTAAATTACTGGATAAAATTTCAAGATAATTCTCTTCGCCCATTTCATGTGTCATTTTCAAAAGCCTTTTATTCATTAAGCTTTCTTTATGATATACATGCCCGAGCATAAGAAAATGAAAATTGCTCGCTTTTATTAAATTCTCGTTTTTATCTTTTACTAAAAAATATACATGTTGTTTTTTATTATTTTGAACTGCAAAAAAACCAGTTCGAACAAATTCACTTTTATCTACATATTTTGGCAGGTTTTGTGGGTCGAAACTTTCCGCAATCGGAATATCAATATGTTTTGTTATTTCTGTATTATATTCACGAATCCTGTCCTTTTCATATTTTCGTAAAGTTTTGCGAAAATCAGCGGAAGTGATTTTTACTTTCTTCTCTTTAAGTTGTTCCTGAATGAAATTTTGTTTTATTCCTCTTAAAGTTTCCGGAATGTAACTTAGTGTTTCTGCTAAGTTTTCGATTATCTCAGCAAGATAATCGTCGTCATTCCCAAAAATATGATCAATTAAACATTTTAAATACCAATTTGTAAATGTAGTATCCTTTTGATCTTCATCAGAAGAAACAAAAACGGGCTGATCAAAGTCAATTGGCACGCTGATATTAAATCCGTTTTTTAGCAAAAGTTTTAAATCTTGAACATATTTTGGCTCATATTTATCATATCTATTCCAGTCAAGTTTACTTTCAACTATAACATTTGAGGTACATCTTTTCAGGTCTAAAATGTGTTTTTCGGTAATGATATGACCGTTTAACCCAATATATGACATATCCCCGTTTAAGTGATTTGTTATAACTTTTTCAATATCAGTTAAAACATGGACTTTATCTACTTTTTTAATTATTTCTTTCGCTTCTTCAAAACAAACAAACCCATGAAGTTTTTCTTCTATAAATTTTGCCTTTATACTTATTTCTTTTAGCTTGAACCGCTCTTCGAGACGTTTTATGTATTCATTTCTCAGAACTTCATCAGGAATAAACGATAAACTTTCTTTGATAGAATTAACTATTTCAGTGAATTTTTCAAGATTTTCACGGTCAACTTCGGCAATGTTACATTTGTAATCAAACCAACTATGTGTATTTTCGAGCAAATAAGCATTTATCTGTTGCAAACTCATAGGTTTGAAAAGGGTGTCAGGGTCTTCACTTTCGGGAAGCGTAACAACTTTAACATTCATTAATTTTGATAAACAAATGTCAATATCTTTCCAAACAGCCGTTCTACCTGCTTTATCTCCGTCGGTGAATAGAATAATGTTTTTTGTAAATCGTTTCAATAATGCAATTTGTCCATCTGTAAAAGCTGTTCCGCTTGAGGCAACTGTATTGTTTAATTCTTTGGCATGAAGCGTAATACAATCGGTTTGACCTTCAACAACGTAAACTTCATTTGCTTTTTGAATAAACTTTTGAGCTTGAAAAAGTCCAAAAAGGAAATTTGATTTTGAGAATGCTGCATTCTCAGGACTATTCATATATTTAGGTTCGGACCCTTTTTGCAACAAATATCTTCCAGTATATCCGATATTATTGCCTGCCAAATCATAGAATGGAAAAATAATTCTATCTCTTATTTTATCAAAAATTTTGCCTGTTTCAATTTTTTTCGATAATAATCCAGCTGAAATAGCTGTATCAACATTTGCTCCTTTAGTTTTTATATGGTTCGTTAAATTATCCCAACTATCTTTTGCATAACCAAGATTCCAATATGAAATTATTTCATCGTTATAGCCACGTTCGATAAGATATTCATAGCCTGCACTCCCAAAAATATTATTATGATAATATTCAGCAGCTAATTTATTGACAATTTGTATGTTGTCTTTTTCAAATCTTATTGCTGAAGCTTCGGCATCTTCAATAAATTCAATAGGAATATTCGCTTTTTTCGATAATTGTTCAATAGCTTCAAAATAGGTAATATTTTGAAATTCCATTAAGAATTTAGCAGACCCTTTTCCCGATTTTCCGCAACCAAAACATTTAAAAATATTTTTTGAAGGTGTAACTGCAAAACTTGGAGTTTTTTCATTATGAAAAGGGCAGCAACCTTTGTATCCTACACCACTTTTTTTAAGGTTTACATACTCTTTTACAGTATCGTATAATGCAACAGCTTCATCAATGTTTTTTGCATTTTTTATCATAACAAAGATCTTATTTGATTTATTAAATTCATTATATCTGTTACGTTTTTGGCTCTATTAATGCCAACCAAAACAGTACAATGACTTTTATTTATTAAACTTCCTATCAAAGTCAAGGAAGCTTCATTGAACTTTTCTTTTGCCAAAAGAAAATAAGCGGCTCTAATATCAGCCAAAAATCTTTTTTTGGATTTCATACCCAATAAATTGGGCGAAATATTACAGATTTTACAAAAATCTACAATAAAAATATTTAGCTTTTCTATTAAGTCTTTTTTAATTATAGTTTCAAATTCTAAAATTTCACTATCGTTAAATTTTTCATCAGATTCACGAAAATAAAGGAGTTGATGAAAATATTTTGCTCCTCTTGAAATTTGGAATTTGAATATATTTTTGTATATCATATCATCAAATTCCAAATATCCATCAACTTCTTTCACAAATGAATATCTTTTGGTTGCTGTTGCAACATTTATGTAATATTCTTTTGATTTCGCATTCATAACTAAATCATTTTCAAGGTTAATGCTCCCACAAACGCAACGCAAACGATAATTAATGTGATGCTTATAAAAAATAAGGCATTTGAACCCGACTTAGTTTTTAAATAAATTTCGCTTGGTTCTGAAAGCAAATTTTGGTTGTAATTTCTTAACCAATTTTCGGAATCTTCATTTAGTTTTTTTATTTCTTTGTTCATGGCTTTAAATTTTATAAGATTTCATTAAAAATTGCAACAATTATTGCCCAAATAAAAAGTATAATAAAGTATAATACTTCAAAATCATATTTTGTTTCTTTTATATTTTTCATAATTAATCTTTTATTAAATATCGTCAAAATCCATTTTCAACCGACAAATCATTATGCGATTTTAGCATTATTATATCTCCTACATCGGTTGATTGAAAAGGTAAATGAATTTTTCTTAAATTAGTGCCTTCGAGAATTAAAATAATAAATTGAATTTTTATATCTTCTAATGGTTCAATTATTTCAAAATCAAGATTATCTAACTGTTCTTGGCTATATCTTTCAACAAAATTTCTATCAAGAATAAATCTTGCATATAAATTTTTAGGTTCAGAAACGTGTACTATTTTCATGGTTTTATAAATTTTATAAGGTTAAAAAATAAGTTTAAAAGTCAGCCGTGCCTCGCTGACAAGTACCGTCGCCGTTATTTTGCCTTATGTACATCAAGGACTTGCCCTTATTGGGTTTTTATTACTTTATTTGGAGTAAAGTTTAATTTGTGTTGGATAAAAGTATTATCAAGATAGTTTGTAACATTGCCTTGAGTTTTTTGAATTTCACGACCAATAATTCCATACAATCTTTTTAATTTTCTCAGGCGAGTATAATCAACTTTGGCTTGCTCTTTTTCCAAAGTACTTCCATATATATAATCAAAAACCAAAATTTGATAAGAAATGAATTGTTTGTATAAATTTGGGTTTATTGTATTTGGATTTATTATTTGAATCCAGCGAATAAATCCTTTTTTTGTTAAACAAAATCGCGGATAATTATCACCGAATAATAATTCATCGGACTTTTTTGTCCACTGATTTTGTAAAATAGGATCTTTTTTGATATTTCTATACTGATTTTGTTCATTAATCTTGAAAAAATCGCATAAAGGTTGCACGAAAATGCAGTCATTTTCATTGAAAATTACTGTTTGTTGAAACATTGAAATTTCTTGATTTTCCATATTTAAAATATTTTTGCTAAAAAAAGTAACCCAATTATAGTTCCTATTCCAAATATCACCTTCATCAATACTTGAATTGTGTGATCTTTGCAAAGAACTCTTTTTGTTCTTTTGCTGTAATATGCTGGAGTTTCACCGCATATTTCACATTTATTTTTGCCTGTTTTACTCATCTTGATAAGATTTTATTTTTTCTTTCAAATCATTCAATTGAATAGAATCTTTTTTTATTCCATCTTCGAGAGAATCGATCATTAATTGTAACGACCATGCTAAAGCTTCTTCCATTATTTGAAGAGTTTTTTCCAAGTTTTTCTTTGGAATTTTTAATGGATTGTTATACCGGAATTTCCAAGTTTTATAATCTAATGGATTTGTTGGATAAAATCCGTTTAGAAAAGTTACTAACTCAGTTCTAAAATTTTTAGCTCTATCAGCTTTTAAATGTCTGAATGCTTTATTTTTAATTAATAATGGAATATTAACATCACAAACTTGCAAAACGATGTTATTTTTTTTATCTTTGTCCATAGAATAATATTTAGCGATTAATTATATCACAAAAGAACAAATAAAAAATCAATTTGCAATAAAAATAGTTCACAATTTAATAAAAATAGTTCAATTAATATTTAATCTAAATAAAAATAACTTATAATGTACTCATTTTCAGAAACAATAGAGAAATTAAGACTTGAGCAACGATTTAGTGAGAGAGGTTTTGCAAAAAAAATAGGATTAAGTGCTACAGGCTATAAATCTGCTGTAAAAATTGACGATTGGAAAGTTTCTGTACTAGAAAAGTGTTGCGATGTACTTAATTATAATTTTATAGAATTGTTATCAGAATGTGAAAAAACCCCGCATAAATTATATAAAAAAGAAATTGAAATTAATTCAAGTATTGCAGCAGAGCCAAAAGTTGAATATAAATTGAATCCAAGTATAAAAGAACAAAAATTAATTCTTGAAGCAACAATAAAAGAGCTCAGGGGGCAAGTTGAATATTTTAGAAATTTATATGAAATAAATTTAAACAAATAATTATACACTTAAAAGAAAGAAAATGAAAAAGCTGATTTTAATCATAACTTTTAGTTTAGTACTGGGTAAACTTTTCTGTCAGGATTTAATTTATACAGAAGTTGTGGAAGTTTCAGGAAAAACTTCAAAAGAACTTTATAATTGTGCCCAAACGTGGTTTGCAGAAACCTATAACGATGGAAAGTCTGTAATTCAAGTTGATAAGTTTGAAGATGAAAAAGGAACTATAATTGGGAAGGCGTTATTAAAATACGATCAAGGATTTCTTTCAGCTTCAGGAACTACAAGAGGAGTAATTAATTATTTGATAAAAATAGAAACAAAAGAAGGAAAATATAAATATGAAATATATCAATTTTATCACGAAGCAAATCGAACTGTTGGAAATGCTTCAGAAAATAGTTTTGGTAAAATAACTACTAATTTAGAATATGAAGGCGAAATAAGAGCTTTTTATAATCAAGGTTGGTACAATAGAGTTTGGAATGATATTAAATCTCAAATTTCTGAATATATAGAACCATTAATTTCTGAATTAAAAGAAAAAATGAAGTCGGATGCTTGTAAAGAAAAATCTGATTGGTAAAAAACTTAATGAAAAAGTTACGGAATGATAATTTTTAACTCATATAATGAATTGAATAATAACAACATAGCTGAACAGGTTGTGAACTCTCCAGCTTCACCAAAACTCGAAAATTCGAGCAAAATAACGACAAACTGCAACAAAGTCAAGCCTTTGAAATCCGCAGTTTGTCGTTTCTCTTTTTAAAAAGTTTATGCAATTGTTTATCGGAGCTTTTTCTTAATATAACCCACAATCAATATGGCAAAACCTACAATTTTTATCGATACTGTGAGACCTAAGGTTGATAAAACCTGCTCCCTCTATTTAAGATTATACCTTAATGGTAGTTATTTACAAATCGCTTTGGAAATGTCAGAGTTCCCCGAAAACTTCAACAAAGAAACTTTTCAAATTTCGGGCAAAGGCTGTAAAGAAAAGAATCTTTTAATAAATAGAGCTATTGGGCAGGCTTCCGATATTTTGCTAAAATACCAAGTTCATAATAAAACTTTGACAAAAGATTTATTTATTGCAGAATTTTCAAATCCTGCAATTTTTACTGATTTTTACGCTTTTATGTACTCACAAATAAAAATCAGACAAGGCGAAATTACAGATACTTCAATAAAAGCACAGCTTTCAGTGTTGAATAATTTGAAAACTTATAGAAAAGAACTTTTACTTGCCGAAATTAACGAAGATTTTTTGCGAGAATATCAAAAGTATTTGGTTAAAAAGCTTAAAATGATGCCCGCAACTGTAAATAATCAGTTTAAAACGATAAAAGTTTATGTTAACAAAGCCCGAAGATTGAAATTAATTGAGATTGATCCATTTCAATTCATTAAAATGAAGCCTGTTAACCAAATTCCTGAATTTTTGACAATTGAGGAAAGAACAAATTTGATAAACCTTTATTACAGTCATAAACTTCTTGATAATTATAGAAATGTTTTGCGCTGGTTTCTTTTTTCTTGCTTTACAGGTTTGAGAATAAGCGATTTGCGACTTGTTACACATGAACAAATTACAAACGGAATCCTTTCATTTCATCCGTTTAAAACTTTGAATGTAAACAATAATAAAGTTTACATTCCTCTTTCAAAAACCGCATTATTGCTAATAAAAGAAGAATCTTCTCGGAAATCGGGACTTCTATTTTCGTGTATTTCTGAAGCACGAATGAACCTATATATAAAAGAGGTATGCAAAGTTGCAAAAATAAATAGGAAAATTTCTTTTCATGCCGCCAGGCATACTTTTGCAACTATATTTTTGCAAAAATCGAAAAATGCAAATGGCATTATAATTTTACAAAAACTGCTTGGGCATAAAAAACTAGAGAGCACTTTGAAGTACTCTCACGTTTTAGACTCTGACATTAAAAATGCCATAGATGAGTTCGATTAAATTAGTTTAATCGAATCAATATTATTTCTCTTAACTAATAATTCATTAATATCTGTAACTTCGATAACACTTTCGTTCCCAAATTCATCAGTTACTAATTTTTCAATTTTCACGCCTTTACCTATGTATGAAAAAAGAATTTCTTTTGCGGGCGATAATAGTTCTTCTAAGTATTGAACTTTTTTGCCCTTAACTCTAACAGCAGATGTTTCTAAAGGTTGAATACTTTGGATTAAATTTGCTAAGATATTTTTGCTATCATACGCAATTTCTCCCAAAAGTTCTGTTAAAATAGAAACTCTTATGAAAGTATCGTCACCTGTAGAGCCTTTTCTAATTACCCAGTTTACTTTACTGGTTGATATTTCATAATCGCTGCCTAAAATAACTAGTAATTCATTATAGGCATTTTCGATAATATTATCTAATGTTATCTTAACAGCATCGGAATTTATAATGTCTGAATCTGTTGCAAAAATAAAATATTTATCATCAAATTCTATTTTTATAACCTCGCCAGTAAATCTATTGTTAATTTGTTTGTACATGTTAGTAGTTTAAATTTTGTTTATGATAATATATAAAAATTTATTTTGTTTGAAATATCCACATTACCTCCTAATATAAATGGTAACCCATCAGAGCCTTTAATTTGAGTTCCTGCAGTTACACCAACATTTATATCACAATTCATAACACCTGCAGCTAGTGATATAGTTCCTAAGGCTTTTCCAGTGAGTTTAGTGGAACTTGCTGTTCCTGCTAATGCAATATTCCCAGTAAAGTGTCCATCAATTTCATTATTCTTGCCTGATATTGTCAAGTTGCTTTTGAAAATAGTACCCCTTAGAAACATGCTGTCCTGCTCAATTATAACAGTGCCGTTAAAAATACAACTTGTACCTTTTGCCCCTAAACGATGTGTTGAAACGTATAACTTGAAATTAATATTATTTAAAAACGTACAAGCTCTAAATAATAAGTTGTCTAAAAATGAACCTGCTGTATAATAAGAATAAAGTTGTGTATTGTAAATTTTTGAATTATCAATTGTGCCATTAAATCCAAATATTCCCTCAATATAAAATTCGCAATTTTTATAACTTCCTGAACGAACTGTCCCATTTGGAGTTATATATCCATCAAACCCGGAATTAGCGAATATGCTAATGTTCAAGCTAGATGTAATATTCTTCACAAATCCGGCATAAATAAAAATTCCTCCAAATGTACCAGTTAAAGTGATATTTTCTAAAATAAAACCTCCGGTTCCATCATTCCAAAAGGTATTTGTAGCACCAGTTCCTGCACCATTTATTATTGAATTTGTTACTGTTTCGGCAGCATAATAGAAACCGCAAATTGAATAATTCGGAATATTTAATATACATTTATCAATTAGACCTCTCCCAGCAGGGTGATTACTTACATTTCCTGTGCCGGCAATTGTGCAAATTGCAGCTGTCGAATTGTTATTTATTGTTATACCATATACATCGTGATTAACTTTAGACGTAATCGCAGTTGTATGAAATAATGCTTTTGATGCTGAATAAGAAAATGTTATATTTCCAACACCTCTAGTGTTTCTCAGTGTTAAGCATTTTGTTGTTGGAATTATGAAACCAAAAGCCCCACAATTTATAGTGAATCCGTTTAAGTCTATATAACAGTCTTCTGATATATTATTATCAGTTGTTAATGCTACGTTTCCAACAACTTTCAATCTATATTTCCCTGCTGCAATTGCGGTTGAAGGTTCTGAGTATTGTCCCCCAACTCCAATTGTAGCATCGAAATAAGCAACAGCATTAATATTGGCAATCGAAGTTCCTGAATCTTTAATTAATTTTCCTGTGGCTAAATCATAAATTGCTATATTATTATCAAAAGCATTTGCAGGTCCTTTCACATAATCCGAAAGATTCGGAGCTACGTAATCGTCTAAATGCAAAAATGAGTCAAATATGTTTGCAAAATCTTCTTGAGGCGGTCTCATGAAATTTAGAAACCTAGATCTTAAGTATGCTATAGTTTTTTTTGCCATTTAATTAAATTTTGCCGACAATAAAGTCGATGTTAATTCTCATAATTCCTATTCCGTCGGGTCCTGCAATAACATTTTCCATGTCAGAATATGATTCATCTGTAAATGAGTATTTATACTCAATTTCAGCTGAATGATTAAATATATCAGATTTGCTGACTTTATATTTTTCACTAAGGATTTGAATTGGAATTATAAAATATCCAACTATTTCATATATTTCGGTTGATTTCAAAAACTCCAACAAATATTCCTTCGCTTGTTTTGAGTTTGAATATGAATATGATAACCAACCTGAATTTACAGTTCGGTTTTCTGTAAAATTTGAAAAATCAATTGAAATTTCATTCTCATTTTCGCTTTCAATTCTTGAAATTTCGTGTTCGTTTGAATAAACTCCACGCAATTGAACAAAATCAAAGCAACCTAATGAATTTTTAAACAGAAACTGTTTCAAATTGCTAAAGTATTGAGTTGAAATTTCAAAACTTCTGTTGTTAATAATTTTTACACCAAGCGAATTTTCGATGTATATTTCATATTTTACAATACTTTTTGTTTCTGTTTCATAAATTGCCAAACTGTTGGCATCAAAACCTGCATTCATTTCATAAATTGTATTTGCAAGTATTGCCGTTGGCTCAAATGATACAATTTCAGTTGTATTGTTTGAATAATATAATTTGAATTTTTGAGTAACAGTTTGAAATGTTAATGATAAAAAGTACAAAATGTCAAAATCAGTTCGGTTTATTTTTTTTTCGGGTTGCCAAGTGAAAAAGTTTCCCGAAAAATCGGTAATCTCATAAATATTATTTTTTAAATATGCTTTTGAAATTGCTCCATTAATTACTGTAAGTGGCTCACAATTTATTAAGGAATATTCAGTTAAACTGTCGCTAACAGTAGCATAAGCCTCAATATTGATATGTTTTGCAAGTGAAGTTTGATAAATTCCTTGTCGATAAAATCTATAAATATCAAAATTCATGTCAATTTCAAAATTTATAAATTCCGATAAATCAAAACTCGCAACTCCATTAATAACTGGTACTTTTATTTTGGCAAGAAAATTTAAGTTTGAATCTGTAATTCTTAAATTAATCCTGGTTAGAGCAGCATCAAGATTATTTATAGATATTCTAATTCTTGCCGGATTGTCGGAAAAAATTAAAGAATTAGGATATTCTATTACGCTCAGTGCCATGTTGCAATTTTAATACTTATAAAAATTTTAAAAAAGGACAATTTTATTTGAAAAAACCAACATCAATGATTGAATGTTGATATTCTATTTCAACCGAATAAATGAATTTATCGGATTGATGCACTTTTATTTTATCCGATTTTATGGTTATCGGAATTATAGAATTATCTAAAATTTCAAAAGCTTCAGTTGACTTTATAAATTCTATAATATATGTTTTTGCCCGTTTGGCATCAACAAATGAATATTGCAACCAGCCTGAATTTGCTGTTTGCATTTTGGAATATTTTGAAGAAAATGTTTTTTCAATGCCTTTAAAACTTCCTGCAGCTTTTGAAATTTCGTTACTATTTTCACTAACTCCTTTAAACTCGATTAGGTCAAAACCTCCAATCGAGTTTTTGTACATGAATTTCTTTCTGTTATTGAAATAGTCATGATTTACGTGAAAAGTACGTTTTTCTATTATTGTTTCGCCCTGTTCATTTAATATTGAAATTTCGTATTTTGTGATTTTTTTATCTGTAGTTTCATAATTCTGTAAATTATTAGCATAAAAAGAACAATTTATAGAAAATATTGAATATTCATTATCAGATACAGGATCTAAATTTAAAACTTGAGAAGTGCCATCATCAAAATATAATACTATTCTTGGTTGAATATAATTGAATGAATTATATGAATAAAAATACAAAAAATCAAACTCATCGAGTGATATTTTCTTTTCGGGCTGCCAAGTCAAAAATCTATTCAGAAATTCTAAAGTAGAACCTGAATAAGATTCTTTGAAAAGTTTTGAAAAACCGCCTGGTATAACATTAATATAAGCAAGAGTTTCATTTAAGTGTTCAATATTATCAATTCCGTAAGTTTCAAAAACCTCGCAATAATATGATTTTACCAAATTTGTTTGAACTATTCCTGTGGTTGAAAACATGGAATAATTTGGAAAATGTTTTTCGGAATTTTTAAAATAAGCCGAAATATCAAATTTTGCTATTGCATAATTCAAAGGCTCTCCAAGTTGACCTTGACCGTTTGAAATCTCTTTGCAATTTATAATTTCAGTTCCTAAAAGAACATTTGCGCTATTGAAAATCCGCAAATAAATCTTATGAAATGTACGGAAATAAGAATAATCACTGCGAATTTCAACAATAGCTTCGTGTTTTTCAAACACGTTAATTTCCGGATATTTTAAAATTGTTATCATTATCTATTTCCTTTAATTAAAATACATTTTACGGGCAAAATTTCAGTTTTTGTTAGTTGAACTGAAAAGCTTTTTATAAAATAAAAATTATTTCCTATTAACTTTTTTCTCGAAAAGTCGAAGTTTTTTATTTCGGCAACGGATAAATTAATTTCCATCTCAAATTCTTCTGTCATTGTATCTTGAAACCATGGTAAAAAGCTTTTCCAATGATTTTCATAACTTCCTTTTGCCGAAATATAATAAGTATCGCTTGGGAAACCTTGATGACTCCAAGGGAAGTTATCGGCATAAGTTAATCCATCTTTATAAATTGAAACGCCGTTTTGAAGACCTTTATATATTGAAAGCCTTAAACCACATTTATTTTTTGAACTTCCAAAAACGCTGTGTCGGTTTCCAATCATTTCCACCCAAGGTATATTTTTTAAGTACGGTATATAATCATCAGACCAGCCCCAAGAGCTGAGTGGAGTTATTCCTAAATTTATTTCAGTTTCTCTTGCTCCATCAAAATAAGAATTTTGGGAAGCAAATGAAAGGGAGTTATCAAACGTATTTGTAAAAGATGTTACGCTTAATGCAACATCTGTAAGTCCTGTAATAAAAGGTGCTTTATATGAAATATTAAAAGTTGTATCCTCAATATTTCCGACTTTTTGCGTAATGATAATATTCGCATCAGCTCCCGAAACATTATAGTTAGAAGCAACAGGAAAGCATGCAGCTCTGATTTTTTGCGCAATCATCGCATCGGTGTCGTTAAGTGCAACTTCAACTAAAATCTCATAAGGCGAAGGTGTTACTTTTTCGCCCGAAATTTCCACATAAACATAACCAACAAAACCTTGGATTGCTGTAACACTTCCAATTACGGTAATAGTTTGCACCATTGTTTGAGCTTCAGGACTTACCTGTTTTACCCAAATAGGAACATCGGGAGATGAATCTGTTGTTTTTGCAATGTAAATAAAACCATCAACAAATATAACTTTATTTAAAGTTGCAACAACAGGTAAATTTGAATATATATGACTTTCTTCTATTTCTGCAACATCTGCAATGCTTTTTATCAACGTGTCATTTTCATCTTTTTTTACGGATAAAATAAACCCGGATTTTTTTTTGCTTAAAGTTTTTGAGTGTCCTGTTATTTTTTTGTCGGTGTAGTCATCAAACAGAAATGAATTTATCATGTCATTTCTGTTTACAACTGTAACTTTTCCATGTTTTACCATAAAAAAAATGTTGAAATAATTTTGAATTGCCATGATAAACTCAGATATAGTCATTGTTGGCAATTGTTCACATAAATTGAACATGCCTGGACCTGTAAGTGATTGAGTTGAATGTATGGAAAATATGTTAATGTTTTTGTAAATTCCTGTAAAGAAATTATCCACATAATTAAATCCAAAACTTAAAAAAAGGAATTTTAAAGTTTGGTGCAGTAAAGGGAATGGAGTGAGCATATTATTAGCCAAATGGAATTTATTTGTGTCAAAATTCCACCTATTTTGTAAATGGTTTTGTCCATTATTTGGCTTAAATCCAATTTGATTTTTAAAAAAATATTGATTATAAACAGGATACAACACATATAAATCTATTTCTGTGTCGTAAACGACTTTTGTCATATCAACCGATAAATACTCTTCGCCGATACGGTGTTCGTTTAACATTTTATCTTTAAAATTTGAGTATAAATACCCATTATCAACAAAAAGCGAACATGAAAATTCTGTATCTGTAAATTCTGAAGCTGAAATTTTTCCTGAAACTATCATTAAACCTGAGTGCCAAATCTCACAATCAAATTCCCGAACTGTATTATCAGCTGAATTTAAATTGCTAGGGAAATTAAAAATTGCATTATTTCTAGGCGTTACAGGCAAACTAAAAGGGATGGAATATGAACCAACAATGGTATCAAACTCAAATATACCACCATTCATTTGCAGTTCAATGCCGTTTAAATCGCCGAGGTCAACTTCTTTCGAGTTTATTGTTATTTTTAGCATATTACAGAGTTGCTGATGATTTTGTGTTATTTAACAGATTTTGTTTATATTCAATGTCAGAAATTGAAACAACAGCTTTTAAAGTTGATTTCCAAGTTTTCATTTCATTTGCCAAAGCATCGAATTTACTTGAAAGAACATCATTTTGGAATGAAGAATCTTGCGAAGTGCTTGTTTTTTGAACTTCAACAAACCCTCCTTCGGCAAGTCCTTTTACTTTGTTTTTTTGGATTGATCCTAAAAC